CTCCAATACATGGAGGTCTAATGTCTAATATAGTTATTGAGAAGTTTATTGCTGAAGTGAATAGGGATATCGACCGTAACCAGTTACTCGGAGAAAACGAAAGAGCCTTTATGCTCTCCAAGTGTGTCCAGATCATTCTGTTGCTGGAACATCAACTGGATACCTATGGTCTCCCTATTCCGGCTGAACAAATCGCCTCTGTGGCAAGGGATAAAAGATGAAAGTTGTTATTGGAAAATATAAGCCTTGGGTGGGACCCTATCAGATTGCCAACGTTCTACGGAAAGTTGGTGTCTCTAAGGATCGTTGCAATATGATTGGCGAATGGCTCTCGGAAACTCCTGTTGGTGATCTGTGCCAATGGATTTACGATAAGAACAAACGCAATATCAAGGTTCGCATTGATCCTTGGGATACCTATAATATGGATATCACTCTGGCACCCATTGTTATTCCTATGCTGAAACAACTGAAGGAGAACAAGCACGGCATTCCCTGCCATTCCTTTCCTGAAGGTGCTGAGTATAATGATGAGAACGGCAATCCCACAGATGAGGCTATGATTCTCGCTGAGAAGAACTGGAATGAAATACTTGATAAGATGATCTTCGCATGGGAATCCAAGACATTCGATTGGGAGGATCAGTTCTGGAAGGTTCGTCCTGAGATTGACCTTGATAAGCGTCCCGAAGATGAAGGAAAGTGCTGTGTGCCTGTACGCTGGAAGGTTGAAGGTGAATGTGATTGGGAAGGTCGCAAGGCATACGAGGCACGAATCCAAGAGGGCTTTGAGTTGTTCGGAAAGCACCTACAGAGTCTTTGGGATTGATATGCTATCCCCCTGGTACTACCTACAAGCCCGAAAGAGATATCAAGTATACTCTGAGATTGTTGAGTCTCTTGGAGAGGATCCCGATGCCCGTATGTGTGCTAATCGGGACCTGGCCAAGATCGAAATGATTTATTATGGTAAGAACTGTATCAAGTGGTGTGTTGGTTTTGTTATGTTGTTTTTTGTGATCGCTATATATTACTATCTGAAAGGATAATTATGAACCGCAGTGTGAATCGTGATAAAGATTTTCGTTTGAGCAAGGCTTCCAAGACTCTGTTGGCTCTGTCGTATTACACGGGTGCTGATAAGAGTGCTGTGAAGGATATGATGATTGCTGCTGAAATCAATATGGAAATTGCCCATCGTCAACCTTACAATGAACAAGAGTTTTTCGGTAAGGCTGAACGAAAGGCTTCCCGTGAACCCAATGTGAAGGAAAAGAAATGAGCCTAATGGTTGTAGTCAATTCGGTCGAAAAGGGCTGTCCCGTTATTCTGAATCTAGAGCATGTTCGTGAGATTGCTCCCTGGAAGGATGGCGGTTGTGCTATCTTCCTGTCGGATTCAACCCGGATTCTGGTCAAGGACCCATTCAGTCAGTTTGAGCAGTTTGCCATGCAGCCGGTGAAGGCTGAGGACATTGCTGCACGATTCCCCACCAAGAAGGGCAAGAAGGAAGATCACACTCCGCTGGAAATCCCGAAACTCTAGAACCTAAATATTGGGATAACTAATATCTCGGAGTTACCATGGCGATCCCATTCGGAAAGTTCAAGTCTGCCCTAGTAGAGGCTGTGACTGACAAGGATAAGTTTGTAAACTACAGCAAGAAGATTCTAATCCTCGGTTATGGATCCGTAGGACAAGCTATTCTTCCGTTGATAATCAAGCACGTAGCGAAGGATCCAAGTCAGATTACAGTACTTGAGAAGGACGATCACAAGGAAAGATTCCTGAAGTATCACGGCGATTCTGGTGTCAAGTATGTGCGCAAGGAAGTCCTCAAGGATAACCTTGCGTCCATACTCAAGAAGTATACGGAGGAAGGCGGTTTTGTCGTTGATGTGTCACTAAACATTGACGCTGAGGCTATCATCAAGTGGTGCCTTGAGAACAACCGCATGTATACGAACACCTCACTGGAACGTTGGGCAACCCAGCCAGATGAGAAGATTCCTGATATGGCGGATCGCACGTTGTTCCATACTCACAACGTTATTCGTGAAATGGCCTCTGAGTATCCCAATGCAGCAACCTCCGTTGTTACACATGGTGCTAACCCTGGTCTGATTACACATTTGGTCAAGCGCGCCCTGCTGAAACTCTCCAAGAAGGATGAAGTTCCAGAGGATCGTGAAGGTTGGGCAACACTCATGCGCGATCTTGGTGTGAAGGTTGTCCATGTGGCTGAACGTGACACACAGGTTATTGATGAACCCAAGAAGATGAATGAGTTTGTCAATACTTGGTCGTGCGAAGGCTTCTGGGCTGAAGGTCGGGCACCTGCTGAAATGGGATGGGGAACACACGAAAATGATGAACCCGAGAATGGTGTAACTCAAGGTCATGCAGCATATCTAAAACAACCAGGACTCTCAGTGCTGATGAAGTCCTGGGTACCACAGGGAGGAAGTTACAATGGCTTTTGTGTACAGCACTCGGAAGCAGTTACCATATCTGACTACTTCACGACAGAAGATGGTAAGTTCCGTCCAACCGTCCACTACGTTTATCAGCCCTGCGACGCCGCTATTGCTTCCGTCCACGAACTCCGAGGACGAGAACTGGACCTTCAAACGAAAACCCGCATTGCTAAAGACGAAATCGTAAGTGGTATCGATGAACTGGGTTGCTTGCTGATCGGTGATGACTTCGCTGTGTGGCATGGATCACAGTTGGATATCAATGAGGCTCGTCAGTTAGTACCTGGAGAAAATGCTACGTCTGTGCAAGTGTCCGCTACGTTGCTTGGTGGTATGGTCTGGGCTATTCGTAATCCCCATAAGGGTTATGTGGAACCTGAATCATTACCTCACGATGAGATACTAATGATTGCAGACCCGTATCTTGGTCCGATTGCATTTGAGCATACCGATTGGAGACCCAACCTGGATAAGAACTCCTTATTCTACCGTGAATATGATGCCAAGAATCCTTGCTCCTTTGAGAACTTCCGAGTGTGGACTTGACATTCGCATAGATATAAGATATAATGATTGAAACAAGGAGATGACATTGCCAACTTACACATTCAAAGATAAACAAACACAGGAAATCACAGAGCATGTGATGAGCTACACTGTGTTGGACCAGTTCCTACTCGACAATCCCACATTAGAGAGATACTTTAGTCCCGAAAACCTTCCGGTGTTCGGTGATGGTATGCGTATGAACACTCCGGGTATCGGACAACCTGATGCTGCCTTCGAAAAAGGTGTCATTGAACGAATCAAGGCGACTGTACCAGGAAACACTCTGAAACAAGGACACAAGACCAAACTCCCTCGGGAATGGTAGAAAGGAGGTATGACTGTTCGTTATAGTATTCCAATCACTAACCAGGAGAAATAATGGCCACACGAAAGAGTGCCAGCGGAAAGCCAATCCGGACCGCGGCAGACGAAGCACAAAAACAACATTTTTCCATCAAAAAAATCACTCCGCTAACAAGAAATCAGGAGATAGCTTTCGAAGAATACCGTAAGGGTAACAATCTGATTATGTCTGGTTCTGCTGGTACAGGCAAATCGTTTTTAGCAATGTATCTTGGTCTTAGTGAAATACTACAACAAAAGTCATATTACAACCGAATCGTTATTATTCGGTCGGCAGTTCCTTCGCGTGATCTTGGATTCGTTCCAGGAACACTTGAGGAGAAGTCAAAAATCTATCAGGATCCCTATGTGCAGATCGTGACCGAGTTGGTTGGTCGTGGTGATGCCTGGCACTTCCTGATGCATAAGGAAATCATCCAGTTCCAGACAACCAGTTTTCTACGTGGTCTGACTTTCCAGGATTGTATTCTGGTATTCGATGAGTTCCAGTCGGCAACATTCCACGAAATCGATACGGTACTGACTCGCGTTGGTGAGAACTGCCGGTTCGTACTCTGTGGTGATTATCGCCAGAATGACCTTGATATGAAGCGTGAGAAACAAGGTTCAGGATTCGGTCAAGCTATTCAGATTCTTGATCGCGTTCCTAATACCTCACACGTTCAGTTCGGCATTGAGGATGTGGTTCGTTCTGGATTCGTGAAGGATTATCTGATTCAAAAGGAGAAGTTGGGTTTCTAACTTATATTATGTTTCATTATTGTCCCCCAAAAGTATTACCTGATCTATTTTCTGAAACCTTACCATCCGGGAGATTCTATACGCTTCCGGATGGATCAAGGTTACCCTCGGTCACCACAGTACTCGGAGTTCGCAAGAAAGCCTCTATCCAGCAATGGAGAGATAAAGTTGGTTCTGTGGAAGCCAACAAGATCACCAAGAAGGCATCCGGTCGTGGAACCGGGATGCACACACTATGCGAAAAATATTTGCGAAACGAAAAAAACATTTACAACGGTTCTATGCCGGATGGAAAGGAAATGTTTCTGCAAATAAAGCCATTCGTTGATAGGATAGATAACATACACTTCCAAGAACAAGCACTATATTCCAAAGGAATATGGATGGCCGGCAGAGTGGATGTGATTGCAGAGTTTGATGGAGTATTATCTGTAATAGACTTCAAGACATCCAGCAAGACCAAGAAACGGGAATATGTGTTGGATTATTTTGCCCAATGTACCGCTTACTCAATGATGTATGAGGAACTTACTGGTGTTCCCATAAATCAACTTGTTATCATCATGGGTGTTACTAATGAAAAGCCCCAACTGTTCGTTGAGAAGGTTGAAGATCATACGGATTACTTACTGGAATCTATTAGGATATATAAGGAATCTCTGAATAAATAGGTAACTATGAACCATAAACGCAAAAAGTCCAAACGTACCGTAAAGTGTACGATGTGTACCCAACACCGCTGGAAGGGAAATACCGAGGAAAGATTCTCGGTACAATACCGCAGACAGAAACAAAAACTACCGGAAAACACTTGACAGGCACACCGTTTAGGTGTACTATGGTGTCCTTACGTTGAAGGAGTACCCATGAAGAAACTCTGTGTTACTGGTCTTGCCCTGATGTGTGCCTCTGTGTTTGCTGCTCAACCTGTAACGCAGGAAGAAGCAGTAAAGCAACTCGGTAAGGATCTACAGAAGGCCGCAGACATTACCAAAGAACCTCCGATGAGTTCCGCCACGGATCATTGGGTGGAAACCAAGAGTAACGTTACGGAACTGATGGTCAAGGATTGGGTGGTTGCATATCACCAAGGGTGTCTTGCTGCTGGTCTGCAATATGCATATGTTATGGCAAATAAGATGACCCCACAGATGATCAATAAGCAATCTGCTGACTGTCTGAATGGCGCACTAAAGACTATGCCCGATGATTACAAGAGTGTGAATGTGGGTCCTGAAATGCATAAGAAGGGAACCATGGAAATGCGGGCGCAGGATAAGGAAGCCGCCAAGGAATACGAAGCTATCTTGAAGAATGGTAGTCATCAACAACCAGAAGGACCCACGATGCCGGCAACTCCCGGTGCTGATGTGGAGTCATAGTATTCGAAAGACCCCATATTGGGGAAAGAAGTAGAGGGAAAGGTATCGGAGACGCGGGGGGCAGTGCCTCGCCGGGTCCACCACCAAGCATATTCCACCAGGTTGGTCCCTGGAATGAAGGACATTAGTACCTAGAGTAACCGTCTAGGGAGTCCGATGAATATGCTTGGTAATGGGCCCGTCTTAGATTCGATCCGGTGACGAATACCAATACAGAGAATCGTCAGGCGAATGACGTAAATATAGCAAAAACCATAAATGCAAATGACAGCGTTTATACTAAGGAACTGGCTCTAGCAGCCTAAACCACCTTACGGGGTTTTCAGTCGGTTTTCCACGCTACTCATAAACCGGCACTTCAACTACCACCTTGTGGTATCATCAAATAAATCATAAAAACAAAAACAACTCAAAGGAGCATAATGCTTACCTTACTCAAAACGTATCTTAACTCGTTTCTATTAACTGTTATACTATTGTTCGTTTTATGTGGTTCTTTCTTTTTCGCTAGTACTCAACTTGTTATTCTGTCAGACAACATTGAGCAAGATCGATTCGTGCGTGATATGGTTACCCAATATGAATCGGCGCAGAACGCAAAAGAAAAAATCACCAAGGAGAAAGAAAAGGAAATAAACTGCCTGGCAATGAATATTTACTACGAGGCCGGCAATGAATCCATGGAAGGTAAACTTGCGGTCGCCCAGGTGACCATGAACCGCACACATAACAAGGGATATCCCACCACGATCTGTGGAGTAGTCTACCAGAATACCTTGTATGATGACGGCACTAGAGTTTACCAGTTCTCCTGGGTAGGTGAACACCACAAGCCAGGTGAAATGAATCCTTATAACTGGAAAGAGGCTAGGTGGATTGCCAGAGAAGCCTTGACAAATGGCGTTGCACATGATACACTAGCGAAACATAATGTTCTTTTTTACCATGCCGCATACGTGCATCCTGGTTGGACGAATGTTAGGGAATATACGACTATTGGCCACCACATATTCTATGTGAGCCTGATTATATAAGGAATGCTATGCCCACCAAAGAAGAAATCAAGGACTTCAGTTTTCTAGTAGAGAACCTATCCCGAGAACTGAAATGTGACCTCATGGATGCCATTCTGGATCACTGTGAAACTACAGGGTTGGAGGTAGAGGTGGCAGCTACACTTATCAGTCCGACACTGAAGGCGAAGATCCGTGATCAAGCGGAAGCTAATAACCAGATTAGGAAAACCAATAGGTTACCACTATGATGAACTGTTTCAACTTCCCCGATATGTGGGGATTCTCGCGTGAGAAAGATGGTACAGATTGTCCTCGCATAAAGGAATGGAATGAGCATGGGGGCAAGGACTTACTAAAGTTCAACTCCATATTCCGGGATGGATACCAAGGTTGTATCGATATGATGAGTATGGAGGAATGGTTGCATTGGTTAGCTACCGCCGAATGCCTTGCCGCGGCGATGATTACTACAGGTGACTTTGATACGGTATGAGTATTCTTTCGGATGATGAGTTTGAGCAGGAGTGTGATTACTGCGGAAAGACCTGGGATTGTAAGTGTAAGCCGGAAGATTGTGCTGCACCTATGCCCAGAGAATACCGCAAGGCAGAGAATACCGGATGGGAAGTTTACCTCCTTTTCAATGCCCTCAAGCTACACTTTACCTCCGACAAGTACGATTACTTCAAATACCAGGGAAAGACCAATGTATCCAAGGATTCTTTCCTAAACTCCAAGCACAAATACTTCTTCTACCGAATATCTCGAAAGTACTCCGTGGAAGAAATCAAATGGTTCTTCATAGCAAATCTGGTCGCCAAAGACAACAATATCTGGATTGGAGACTACCTGACCGAAGAAGCAGAGGCGAACTACAAGAACTGGCAGAAACGCAACCAGGCGCTTACCTACACTTTCGGTAATGAGTTGGATTACCTATTGTCCAAATGGACTCCGGTAGAGTTGCTGAAGGTACCTGTTCACTCCTTTCCTCCGCTATTGACTTCTGTAATGAACAATGATATCTGTATAGAAACCATCGCTATACTAAATGAACTGATGGACTTCTTACCTATGTGGGAACGCAAGATCGAAGATGATATCGTGGCGCCACAATGGTATAGAAGAATCAGGAAGTTGACACCATTCTTGGAGTATGATAGAATGAAGTTTCGTGACATTGTAAAAACGAAAGTGAGAAGCAATGATTAGATATTACCTAGCAGGTCCCATGTCCAACTACCCACAGTTCAACTTCCCGGCATTTATGGAAGCCGCGAACATTCTCCGAAGCAAAGGATACACCATCATATCCCCTGCGGAACTTGATGATGATGAGACACGCGAAAGGTGCCTGGCGTCTGCTACGGGTGTTGATTATACCGCAACGAATACCTGGGGTGATTGCTTATCCCGTGATGTGAAGTTAGTATCTGACGGTGTGGACGGTATCATCTTTCTACCCAATTGGGAGAAGTCTCGGGGTGCCCGTTTAGAAGCCTTCGTGGCTTTACTCTGTGATAAGAAGCATTATGCTCTGTATTGGAATGAGGATATTGTAGAAGTTTCGGCTGAGTGGGTCAGTCATATGATTCAGGAAAATATGCTATAAGGAGATTATTATGCCCTACATCAAACAAGAAGATAGAGCCTTTGTGGATTATGAAATCAAGACTCTTGCTAATGAAATAAAGCGAGTTATCAACGATAGCGGTGGTCGTGAGGGAATGATGAACTACGTTATTTCCCAACTCATCAACCAAGTATATGATCCGAAAACTATGCGGTATTCGGATATGAATGATGTGGTTGGTATGCTCGATTGCTGTAAAATGGAGTTCTATCGTAAGGTAGCAGCACCATATGAGGACAAGAAAGAACTGGAGAATGGCAAAGTTTATTAGGCAAGAAACGGAGTCGCCTAAATAAAATACATTATGAGTTTCACCGTGGATAATCCGTAATAATCCGACTATACGATATAAAGGAGTTAATATGTCTGCATTTCAAAACCTCAAGAAGTCCTCAAGTCTCGACAAGCTGACCAAGGCTGTTGAAGCACTCAATCAAAACGAAGGTAGTTCAAAAGACGAAAACTATTGGAAGCCCGAAGTTGATAAGGCCGGCAATGGCTATGCTGTTATTCGTTTCCTTCCTGCACCTGAATGTGATGGTGAAGATGCTCTGCCGTGGGTCAAGATGTTCTCACACGGATTCCAGGGCCCGGGTGGGTGGTACATCGAAAACTCACTGACCACTCTGGGTAAGAATGACCCGGTCTCTGAGTATAACACAACTCTCTGGAACTCTGGTGTGGAAGCTAACAAGAAGATTGCCCGTGATCAAAAGCGTAAGCTGACTCACGTTGCGAATATCTATGTGGTGGAAGATCCTAAGCATCCGGAGAATAACGGTAAGGTATTCCTCTACAAGTTCGGTAAGATTATTTTCGATAAGATTACTGGCGCTATGAATCCTGAGTTCGAAGATGAGAAGCCTATCAATCCGTTCGACCTCTGGTCTGGTGCGAACTTCAAGCTGAAGATTCGTAAGGTTGATGGTTATCAGAACTATGATAAGTGTGAGTTTGATAAGCCGGGTCCTCTCCTGGATGACGATGCCAAGCTGGAAAAGATTTGGAAGTCTGAGTATTCACTGAAGGAAGTTGTGGATCCGAAGAACTTCAAGTCATATGAAGTTCTCAAGGCTCGTCTGGATAAGGTTCTTGGTCTGAATGGTGATGGAACTACCCGTCCCCAAACTACTGTGGAACAAGCCAAGACGGCTGCACGTACAGCACCTAAGAAGGCTGAGCCGGCGGCAACCGATATCACAGAAGATGAAGATGATTTGTCGTACTTTGCCAAGTTGGCCGAGGACGAATAATAGTTTGTCGTTGGAATGAAGAAGCCCACTGAAAAGTGGGCTTTTTTATTATCCTGAGATTACATTAGGTGACCCTGAGGCTATGGAATCTCCATCATATATCGGATCACCCACACGGGCTACAGGTTGACGTCCAGCAAACACAGTGGAACTTCCGGCTTCTACTGAACTTGGTGGACTGTCGTTTGTAGAAGATCCAACAATCGCTATCGGTATACCATTGATGAGTACAGAGTTCACCCCGGAGGTTATCTGTGCCGGAGTGAATCCCTGTGTTGGATCACCTACTCTCGCTACTGCTGGCATTTACGCACACAGAGGATATACAGCATTGAATCGTGTAATACGATCCTGTATGCCATTCAATCCACCATTCACCAACTTAGTGACTTGCTGAATATTATTATCATCTGCTGCTGTGTTGATGAAACGCGAGGCCCAGAACCAACCAGCAGATTCAACTGCACCATCGGTAGTCTGTAGGTAAGCAATGGTGTCGGTTAGAGAAAGACCGATGGCATTGGCAAAACGTGCATAGTTATCGTGGCCGGTTAGTTGAATCAAACCACGACCATGATATGACCATCCATCACCAGATGACTCATCGCCGTTACCCATGCGATTAGCATACACATGATTGGCTATGGCTGTTGGGTTACGTGCATACTGTGCTGCCGTTGCGGCAGTAAAATATGATGGGAACGTAGCCAGAAGGCCTTGTGCAGAATAGTTCAGATTTTCTTGTGTGAATACGAATCCTCCTGACTCATGAGCAACCTGAGAAAGGAAATGAGCCTTACGTAGTTGTGTATTGATTCCATATTTGGCACACAGTTTATTGAGTGATGGGAGGAATGCATTGAGGGTTGCGGCCGGTGTTTGTGGCGCGCAGGCCTGAAGCATCGGTAGAGTAAAGCATACTCCCGATTGTGTGTTGGCGATATAATCCGCAGTGTTGGTTACTGGTGGCGTTTCGTTGATCACGATTGTCTCCGGTTTTGCTGTTGTTGGTGGCAATACGCTTGATGGTATGGCCGGCTTAGGATATTTTACTGGTTGAATCTTTTCGGGTAACGGTACGATATCAGCAGGATTATTATACGCATTAGGTGCTGCAATGCCTGTAGGAGAAGTACCTGGAGCAGTACCAGAGTTCATATTCACAGTAGCACCATCGAAACCAATATTACCTGCGGCGAGTGCATCAAAAGAACCACCCGACTGTGCGTGATATGAACCACCAGTAACTTGCTGAATGTCTCCGGCAACATCATAGTTGATATTACCTCCTGTCTTGATATTCAATCCTTTACCCACAGACAGATTCATCTGACCACCGATCTTCCAATCCACATCACCATCAATCTCAATGGTTGTCTTTCCCTTTACTCTGATGTGTGCTACGTTATCACAAGTGAGTTCTAGTTTACCCTTTACATATGCGAAATCTGAACCGTGGACGATTGTATAGTTATCTTTGACTATCTTTTCAAGTTTTGTTCCAGAGTTATAGTATTCAGATGTGGTGCCGGTACGATGCGCCAACATGATACGTTCATTACCTGGTGTATCATCGATCTGGAATACATTGCCTGATTCGGATTCCATAGTTGAACTGAACGGATATAGCGTATTGTATCCTGTGATGGGTTCTTTCCAAGTGGTTCCTCCCACAGAATCAACCTGCACCCAATTCTGCAAACGAAAATCTATCACAGTATTTGTAGTAGACTCATTGATAGCTAAAGGACTTGTGGTTGGTACATCAACATTACGTGGATATGGAGTCTTGCTTTCCGTTTTCATCAAGACACCATTGGTGCTATTGAGTACTCTTGATAGGGGTTTTACGGGAGCATTATCCAGTTGATCCTTTTGGCGCAGATCATTGAATCCTTTGTGTGTTGCTGCATTTGCTGGAATACCTGGTAGAACTCCAAGATACACAGGCATTTGACCTGACTCACCATCAGTGAAGAAACCAATAACCATATCACCCTCTTTGGGTGCATTGGTTGTGTTGGAGGCATTGGTTGCCATCATTGGCTGGGCCCAAGGAAGATCAGCGGAAGGAATCTGTGTTAGATCATCTGTGTGCCAGCCAAAGATTCTAACTTGGCAGCGACCAAGATATAGTGGATCTTGGCGATTCTCGACTACGCCAATAAACCAAACGAATCCTTCAAGACCTAGAAAGTTTTTGCGGTACATTATTTTGCCCTCAGATTCTTCCACGCAGCGGAAGCATTATCAAATGATACTAATGGTGTTGGTGAACTTTCTTTACTTATCTCCATCAGAGTTTGAAACTTATTCTCTTGTGTAATCTGATGACGAATAGCCGTGATCAAAAAGTTACCTGAATAGAATCTATCATCAATACGACCTTCTTGACGAGTTTCAACTTCTTGATATAGAAAGTTGATGATATCGCCAACCTTTACTGTTGGATCACCAGGAATAACTATACGCATTCTGTGTGTATTCATCTGTGCTATTTGTGAAGTACGATATGGGATGAATGTCTCCACATTGATATCTTTGATGGATGGTTGACGCTTGGAAATATATGGGTCTTGTCCTTGACCTGTATTGGTGGTTACCATCTTGAATACGGACTTTGGAACAGAGTTGGATGAATCACCGAAACGATTTTGAGCATTACTCATGATTCCCGATTTATTCAATAAGGAACTATTAGCTACATATTTGTTATAATCGAAGTCTGTATTCGTGTACTGTCTGCGAATTGTATCAATGGACAATAAATGATTGGAAAATGTTCCATTCATAGTTGAATCCATGATATCAAAGTTATTCAGATGTTCAAACGCCAACACATTCACTAAATCAGCCGCAAGATCCTTTATGCGAGCATCCACAGGATCATTTAGATTCTTTGGACGATACAAGTAGTTTTTGGTGACTGATCCTTGTACCAATGCTTGGAGTGATTTGAAGTTGAATCCATCTTTATTCTCAAAAAACAAATAGGGTGATCCGAAGGTTTTTGGTGAGGCGGATATGGCATACGTAGAAAGCCAACTCAAGGCTTCCAATGGTTTCATGTTGGGTATAATAAACTCATAGAGTCCCCTGGTTGTCTCAATGTTGTTTGTATTGAGTTTTACAGAGTTCACTTGGAGTATGTTTTGTAGAATATCACCAACAATATAGGTTATGCTGTTACCCACATATGATTTACTGATCTTATATTGTTCAGAAAGAACCAGTTCTTCGGAACAAAAATGTAACACATAAATCTCATTCTGATCTTGTGTGAGTCTACGATTATCTACCTTGTAAACACGAAAGGTCTTGGTGTATGTGTTATTCAGACCCGGTTTACCAAATGAGAAAATCAAATATTCGTTTCCCGTAAAACAGAAGTTATTGAGTAGACAATGAGAATCTGATATAACCATGTTTCCTGATATATAACCGGCATAAAGA